TACGCTATTAGAAGGTAGTGATGGAATTAAACGAGTTGTTGTGGGAACGTGAATGGCGTTCCTGTAAAGGTGGCGACACGCCAGATGAACAGATCCAAGGGTTCTTTTATTTTTGTGAGAACTATTGGTTTATCCGTCACCCTGAGCGGGGACGGATTCTGTTTGATTTGCGTGAAGCCCAGCAACAAACCATTGAAGCATGGCACACTGAACGTTACAACATTGTTCTAAAGGCACGTCAGATCGGGTTCTCTACGTTGGCGGCGGCATACTGTTTTTGGCTGGTGTTTTTTTGGCCTGACAGGTTTATTGTCATGCTGTCTAGGACGGAACGTGAAGCGGCAAAGTTGCTACAGAAATCTAAGTACGGGTATCGTTGGCTACCTCAGTGGATGAAGGAGCGGGGGCCACGGCAGATTACAGACCACCAGTTGAAGATGGTGTTTGATAACGAGTCTGCTATAGAGTCGTTGCCTTCCAGTAATGATCCTGCTCGTGGTGAGTCGGTGTATTTGGTTGTGGTGGATGAGATGGCGTTCTTGCCTAACCCTGAGGAAGCGTGGGCTTCGATTGAACCTATTGCTGACGTGGGCGGACGAATCATTACCCTCAGTACCGCTAATGGTTCTGGTAACTTCTTTCACCAGATGTGGGTTGGTTCTCAGACAGGAACCAACCTGTTCAAAGGTTTGTTCTTTCCTTGGTCTGCTGGTGACCGTGACGAATCATGGTACGAAGTTAAGGCACGTAACACCCCGTTGTGGCAGTTGCACCAAGAGTACCCTAGGTCACCTGAGGAAGCGTTCATCAAATCAGGTAACCCCGTATTTGATGTAGACATCCTAGAGGGTTTTATCACAGTTGATCCCGTGGTGGGAGATCTAGTGTTTGATACTGAAAGTCCTACTTATTTGAAACCGCACAGGGACGGCTCTTTCAAGGTTTGGGCTGAACCAGAACATGAGGGCGTGTATGTGATCGGTGCTGACGTTGCCGAAGGTTTATCTTACGGTGACTATAGTTCTGCCCATGTGATTGATGCTACGACGGGGAATGTGGTCGCTCATTGGCATGGACACATTGCTCCAGATTTGTTTGGCATACTATTGGGATATATGGGCTGGTGGTACAATAACGCTCTTGTAGGTGTAGAGAATAACAACCATGGTCTTACAACGCTGAAAGCGTTGCAGGGTACTGGTTACCATAATATCTATAAACAGCGCAGGCTCGCACAGGTGCGTGCCAAGCAGACAGATATTTTAGGTTGGAGAACAACAGCGTCCACAAAGCCGTTGATGATTGACGAGTTGGCCGCTGTCATCAGGACAGAGAATATTGGTTTGTTTTGTTCTAATACTATTGGTGAGTTGCGAACGTTTGTTCGCAAGTCGAATGGAAAGATGGGTGGTTCTCCGCACGACGACCGTGTGATTTCGTTGGCTATTGCTAATCAGATGTTAAAGTTTGTGTGGCTTCCCGAGTATGATGCGGGTACTCCTGTTCCTGCAAATAGTTTGATTTGGTGGGAACAGTTCCTTATGCGGGAGGAATCTCCCGCAAAAACTCCTCTAGGCGCGTATAATACTAGAAATTTAAATCATTTAGGTTAGAACGGGGCGCACTTTAGTATGGGTAGTCTTAACTGTGAACAATGTGGGAAAGTTTTTACGTTCGATGTGATTCCGCGTCGGGGTGCTATTTGTTTTGGTTGCCACGTTAAGGGAGTCAGATTGGGTTTCACTCATGGTCAGGAAACGTTTCATGGTGCTACGTTCAAGGAACGTGAGCGTGAAATTATTGGCAATGCCATTGCTCAGGGTCGCGACATAGAATATGTGGGAAACAAGTGATCTGATATGTCTAATGTTGTTGCGGTTATCCTAGCGATCCTAGCACCTAGCGGTGTCATTGTCACGTTGCTAGAGCGAACTAGGAAAGAAAATAATCGTGACCACAACAGTAACAGGGAACTGCTAGAACAAATTGATGTTAAGGTTGATGGCATCGACAACAGGCTAGATCACCACATTGAGTGGCATCTAGATAAGGAGACAAAATGAATTATCGTGAAGCGTTTAACAAGGCGGTAGCAACGTTTGTGGCTGGTGCTACTGCGGCACCGATTACTGCGGCTGTGGCGGATATCTCGTTTTTTAAGGCGGCTGGTATTGCTGGTTTGGTTGCTGTGTGGAACTGGTTGGGTCGTGTTGCTCAGGTGTGGGTAAAGTCCTGATATGGCTCGCCCATCTAATAATGAACTGCTTGCGAAGTATCGTAAGAAGATGACTACCTCCCGTCGTTGGCGACGGGAGGAACATTACGACGACACTTGGAAACGTCTAGTTGACTTGTATCGTGGACGGCACTACGATTATTTCACTGACGAAGATCGTGTGCTTGTGAACCTTGCGTTCTCAACAATCAACGTTATTGCACCTTCGATTGCTGTTAACTATCCTAAGATTACTGTTAATGCTGTTAATCCTGAAAATGCGGCTAACGCTGTAATTGCTGAAGCAGTAACAAACTATTGGTGGCGGCATCGCGACTTCAAGGAACAGTTCCGTCGTGCAGTAAAAGACTTCCTTATTGTTGGTCACGGATGGCTGAAGGTTGGCTACCGCTACGTTGAAGAAGAACGTGTTGGGGAACACGAAGATATTTCTGACCCGAACGTTGAAGATAATGTAACGTCCACAACTCTGGTCGTGTTGCAGGACGAGCCGTTTGTCGAACGTGTTTCACCGTTCGACGTGTTTGTTGATCCAGACGCTACGTCAATGCGTGATGCCAAGTGGATTGCTCATCGTGTACGTCGTACAGTGAATGATGTCAGGACAGACAAGCGTTATGCGGCTAGCGTGCGGAAGGACGTAGGTGCGGTTACTTACGCTAAATATACTGACGATCCTTCGTCACGTAAAATCTACGACAAAGACGAAGGCTACGCTGATGTCTACGAGTTTTATGATCTAAAGAACAACACGGTTAGCGTGTTCTGTGATTCGGGTGATGGCTTCCTAATTAAACCGAAGAAGCAACCGTACTCGTTTGGTCATCCGTTTGTGATGCTACGCAACTATGATGTGCCAGACCAGTTCTACCCTATTGGCGAGTTGGAGGCTATTGAGCCGCTACAGCGAGAGTTGAACGAAACTCGTACACAGATGATGAATCACCGTAAACGGTACGCACGTAAGTATCTGTACCGTGAAACCAACTTTGATTCTAATGGTCGGTCTGCGTTGGAATCTGATGATGACAACGTGATGGTTCCTGTGCAGGGCGACAACCCTCTCGGTGATGTGGTCGCTCCATTCCCTGCTTTGATTAACCCTCCAGAGTTTTACAATCAATCTGAACTTATTCGTACAGATATTGAACTTGTGTCAGGTGTCACAGAGTTTATGCGTGGCGGCGTATCAGAGATTCGCCGCACCGCAACAGAAGCCGCACTTATTCAGGATGCGCAGAACGCACGTACAGCAGACAAACTTGCTGTCATTGAGAAGTCTGTTGCCGAAGTTGGACGCAGAGTTCTCATGCTTGCACGCCAATACATGAGCGGTGAACAGGTGGCACGTGTTCTGGCTAAAGACGGTGAACCAATGTGGGTAACGTTTGATCGTGAATATCTAAACGGCGACTTCGATTTCGAGGTGGCGGCTGGATCAACTCAGCCGTCCAACGAAGCGTTCCGTCGCCAATCTGCTTTGCAGATGGTAGACGCTATGGCACCGTTTGTTTCCGCTGGTGTTGTGGATGTTCAGAAACTAGGTGCATACGTGTTGCAATATGGTTTCAATGTGAAGAATCCTGAAATGTTTATGACTGAGCCTCCACAAGCAGAGATGCAACCACAAGGCCAGCAACCCCCTGTGCCGCCGATCCCTATGGATCAGGCGGCTCCCATGATGGCTCAACCTCAGATGGCTCCCGCAGGGGATATCCCACCTGAGTTGCAGGCTATGTTAGCGGCGGGTATCCCGCCGTCGCCAACAATATAATTAGAACGGGATAAACATATATATAAGAGCAACCTTTTGGACTCTAGATTGGAGACATTCGTGTCTGAAGAAAATATTAATGTTGATGTGGAAAGTCCAGCAGTGGACACCGAAGCACCAGCAGTGGCGGAAGATACTACATCTTACGAATATGTAGACCCTAGTGCTTTCGACGGAAAGTATGTGAAGGTTAAGGTAGATGGGACAGATATTGATGTTCCATTTAACGAAGCCATTCAAGGGTATCAGCGTCAGGCTGATTATACACGTAAGACGCAGGAACTTGCGGCACAAAGAGAGCAGTTGGGCTACGCCCAAACTTTACAACAAGCGTTAGAAACAGATCCTCGGGGAACCATTGACCTGTTGACACGCCATTATGGTGTGGCTACAGCAAATCAGATGGTTGCCGATGCACAGAACGAACCGCAGGTTCCAGAGTTTGATGATCCTTTGGAGAAACGAATTTGGGAAACTGAGCAACGGATTCAACAGTATGAGCAGGAGCGTGCTAACCAACAGTTGCAAAGCGAGATTAGTAGACTGCAATCTACATACGAAGATTTTGACCCGAAAGAAGTTGTCCGTGTGGCGTTGCGAAACAACACTACGGACTTAGAGGGAACATACAAGATGCTGGCTTTTGACAGGCTTAGAGCGGCTAGGGCTAATGCTCCAGAAGTTCTAGCACAACAAGAGCAGGCTGTAACTGATGCGAAACGTGACGCTGGATTTGTTGAAGGCGGCACACGAGCAAACAGTCCTTCTGCTACTAACGAGTTTAAACCTTCTAGCGTTGCTGAAGCGTGGGCGCTCAGCAAGCAACAACTCGGCATGTAATTTATTCAATTTAGTTAGGAGACTAAAATGGCTGGAAACTCAAGTTTCGATTCATTGCTGTCAACTACTCTCGCGAATTATCGCGATCAGTTGACGGACAACATTTTCACTGCACGTCCGCTCACGAACCATCTCATGGAGAATGGTCGTGTGCGTATGCTTGATGGTGGCACAAAGATTGTGGAACCATTGATCTACGGGCAGAACTCAACCGTCGGTTCATACGCTGGATACGACACTATTTCACTTACCGCACAAGAAGGCATCTCCGCCGCAGAGTACGACTGGAAGCAGTACGCCGCTTCTATCGCAATCAGCGGTATCGAAGAAGCCAAGAACAACGGTGAAGCCGCAATCATTAACCTTCTCGAAGCAAAAATTATGCAGGCAGAAGAGTCAATGCGTGAAAGTTTCAACCAGATGTTCTTCTCAGATGGCACTGGTAACAGTGGCAAAGACTGGAACGGTCTTGGTAACCTCGTTGATGCAACGACCGCTGTTGGCGGTATTGATCCTACTGCAACTGGCAACAGTTGGTGGGGTTCATACGAGGAAGGCACCGCTGGTGCCCTTTCGCTTGCTGACATGGCAACCGCATACAACTCAGTGTCGGTCGGCAACGACCATCCTGACATGGTGCTGACCACGCAGACATTGTTTGAGAAGTACGAGTCACTTCTTCAGCCACAACTCCGTTACACGGATGCAAAGACGGCTGATGCAGGTTTCCAAAACCTTCTCTTCAAGTCGGCACCTGTTGTTTATGATGTGCACGCTCCAGCAGGAACGATGTTCTTCATTAACTCCAAGTACCTGACCCTCGTTGGTCACTCAGGTAAGTGGTTCTCGCAGACAGAATTTGTTCGTCCAGAGAACCTTGATGCGCAGTATGCACTCATCATGTGCTACGGCAACTTGACCGTTCGCAACCGTGCGAAGCAGGGCAAGTTGACGGGTCGCACCGCCTGATAGTATTGTTGTGTGGTGGGGGTGCACCCCCGCCCCCACCACACACTTTACTTCGTATTTGGAAATTAGATAGGAGTAACAATGCCTAAAGGTGGAAAGAAATCTGCAATCGAACTAGGTAACGGCAGTTCGGTTAGTCGCAATGCTAGGGCTACTACTGGTGATCCTAATACGACTCGTCCTGCTCGTCGCAATCGTCCTCGTCGTCCTGCTAGCAATGCTAACAATTCGGGGAATAATTGGTGGGATTCTCAAACCCAGTTTTATTTGTACCCATCTAGCGATGGGTACGGCATTGGTTCTTCTCGTGGTAGCGCACACAACGATGGGCTAGATCCTAGGGCGTTGACGCAGACTGGTGTTGGACATTACTATCCGCGTGGTCTTACTCCGATTCCTGCTCCTGTGGTTGGTATGCCTTACACCCCGAAGTGGACTCTGCCTGAACCTCAGGGTACTTCTCCTCGTCGCCCTCGTCCTCGTACTCCTATCCGTGGAGGCAGTGGCCCTGTCGTTGGAGAGCACTTCAGGTTCTTGCCGCCTACGCTCTGATGGCACCTGTGATTCCTCCAACCAGTTATGTTACTGGTGACAACATGTATGAAAACATGTTGGACTTGTTGGTAGAGGCAAAGTTAAATCGAAACAATCCTGCTCGTGGAGAATCAATGCGGTTCTTCAATAAGGCTTACGATTCTGGTGCAATGAAAGATTTCATTGAACCAGATTATCCTTTAAACGCTAGTGCTAGAGAAGTAGATTTTTCTGTTTTCGATCAGACAAGAAATGATCCAGCAATTCAGAATCTTGGTGCTGATGACATTCTGTTTACTTTGTCTGAAAATTCTCCTAGTTGGCATCCTGTAGGTTATGCTTCATATTATCCTACTGAGGGTTGGGCTTTACATCAGGTGCAGTTGCCGCAAAATGAATTTCTTCGTGCGATGGCGGCGGCTTCTAGCACCTACAACATTCCTGCTGTAGATATGAACATGCAAGGTTTGTTGCAAGATTTTGGTAGCGGCAAGCCGAAACCTATTTACGATATTTCAAAGTCTGTTTCTCAGATGCCTGAGTCAATTCGTCCAGACGTTTTAAACTTTTTAGATCGACCATGGGATGATGCGGCGGGATGGGTTGCTACTGGCGATAGTGCTGGCAAATTTGCTTTAGATTCTGACCAAGCAATCTATTTCAATCAGGATTTTATGAAATACGGAACGGGCGGCTGGGATAGTATTGCCAATCATGAAGCAGGACATATTCTAGACAGGGGTCTTGCTGGTGTTCAGCAAGGCCGAGGGGCAACCGACTGGCTTCCGTTTGTTTATTCTGAAGATAATAAACGTGACTTTATGTCTGAACAAGATGAGTATAGAAATGCTATTGAAAGGGATCAGGCACTAGGTTCGATGAAGGACAGATTCCCTGTCAGTTCTAATGATTTGTTTATTTTTAATTCTGGCGGTGAAACCCTAGACATTACTGGTGATTTTATTACTGGTTACTCAAAGAGCAAATCGCATGAAAATGTGGAAGATTTTGCGGAAAGATTTATGCTTTATTTGAATGATAAAGAAGATGGATGGGTGGTGCAGGATCTTATAAGTGGGCAAAGACTAACATTTGCTGAGTTGTATCCTGAAACGTCTAAGTATTTTGACAACCTGTTAAGAAGGAACGCAGTCATGGACGCTTTGATTCCGTCTAGGGCGTAGAACGAGAAGGCATATTGTATGAGTGGAGTACCAGCATATTCTTTTTATGGCAGACCAGCGAACGATGCACGTCTAGCCCACATGGACGGAGCACGCCTAGCGGCTCCGTCTGCACCATATCTAGGTAGAGGCAATCTGTGTGCCGCTAATGAAGATACGTGCACAGGCCGCAAGGCCAAGGGCACGGATTATTGTTTCGGTCACGCTAGGTCTATGGGTTTAATCAAGAAAGGCAAGGAGACTGATGGCACGACTGACGTTAAGTGACATCCGTTCACGGGCGCGTGAAGTCGCAGAAGTTTCTTCTGCTGACGTTTCCGATGCTTTAATGGATTTGTTTATCCGTGACGGCTACAACAGGATTATTGATTTGGAACGGCGTTGGCCGTTCCTAGAAGTGTCGTTCACTATGAACACTGTTGCCGATCAGACAGCGTACACAATCGATGACTATACGGATCACACTATCCGTGAGGTTGTCAGCATTGTTGACCCCGACCATGTGCGTCTAGATTTTGTTTCGTATGAGATCGCTGAGGAAACGTTTGTAACTAACGATGCTCCTAGTGGTCGCCCAATGTTTGCTTCACATTGGGCTGACCAGATACATTTGTTCCCCACACCTAAAGAGGTGTATACGTTGAATGTGCGTGCCTATCGTGAACCTACCGATTGGATCACGGCTGGCACTGCTCCTGACGGGGTGGAAGCGTTTGATTTGGCGTTGATTGATTATGCTGTGTCTAGGTCGTATAAGATGCAGGAAGCGTTTCAACCTGCACAAGAGTTTGAACGTTCGTTTAATGACACAGTGGCGTTTGCTAGGCGTGATGTGATGAAGGCTGATTCGTATGCGCCTGTGCAGTTATCTAGTGGCGGTCATGTGAAGTCTTGGGGTCGTCATCCGAGGTTCCGATGACCAGCGTTTTTGCTGTTGAAGATTTTACTGGCGGATTGAATTTGCGTGCCGATGTGTTTAACATCGGCAAGAATGAGACACCTGATTTGTTGAATGTGGACATTGACCCTAGAGGTGGTGTTCAACAGCGTGCTGGCACAGAGTATATGAATGATACTGCTGTTGGTGGTTTTGCTGATGGTGCGTTTGCTCCGCATCGCCTGTTTCACTGGCGGCGGGCAAACCAACAGTTGATGTTAGCCGCTAACGATAAAGTGTTTTACGGTACAGAAAACAATTTTACTGATACTGGGATTGTTACGACACAGGAGTATGGTGCGGAGTTTGCCGAGTGGATTGGTTCAGACGACTATCTGTATGTTTCTTGTGGTGCTGGTACTAACTCCGTGAAGTGGGATGATACGCTGGTTACGTCGTTGACTCCTAGTGGTAGTGGTGCTTGGCAAGATGACTTGCTTTCCCCTAGCGGTACACACATGCCGACTGCCGATCATGTTGCCACTCATATTGATCGTTTGTGGGTTGCTTCTACGCAGGAAGATAGTGTTGATTATCCTGACAGGGTGCGTTGGTCGCACCCGTTGTTCCCTGAGTCGTGGCGTGAGAACGACTATATTGATGTTGTTGGTGGCGGTGTCGGTATTCGTGCGCTGATTCCGTTCTCTAATCATATTCTTGTGTTTAAGGATCGTGCCGTGTTTGCGATCCATGGTTACAATGAGAACACGTTCCAGTTGATTCCTTTAACACAGGAGTTGGGTACGTATTCGTCGCAGACTGTTGCGGCTAGCGAACAGGCTGTGTATTTCTTTTCGTGGCCTGACGGTTTGTTCCGTTATAACGGTTCAAGTATTGAAGATGTTTTCACTCAGTTACGTCCCATGATTGATCGTAACGAAATTAACCGTAACGCTTTGGATGCTGTCCATGTGAATTGGGTTGGCCGTCGCATCTTTCTCAGTTTGCCTGTAGGTACCAGCCCTGACGATTTTGAAAACTATGATGACACTGATCTTAGCGGATCTGTGTATGACGACTATCTAGTTAAGTATGACGGCTACGAACGTCCACCTATTTCTACCGCCAGTTTCGTGTACGATCCTAGTGTTGGTAAGAACGGTGCGTGGACTAGGTACCGTCATGCTGACGGATATGGAATGGTTTGTGGCACCGACTACACCACTCCTTCTGGTGTGTCTAGCGGATATTTTTGTTCTCCGTATGAGGCTAGGGTGTTGCGGTTTAATTCCGAATTGCACACCGATCCTGTGAACGCTGTGGCCACTAACTTTGATGGCTACTATACGATGGGTTGGCAGGATTTGGGTCAGCCGCAAGCCAAAAAGTTTTGGCGTTCACCAGAATTTATTGTATCCAGAGTGTCATCTAGTTACACGTTGGATGTTGATGTGTTCCACGACTGGAACACATTCAACTATGACCGCACGTTCACTGTTCCTTTTGTGGCGAACACAGAGGGAACACCTGATGACATCGAACAGTGGACAGATTTCTATGGGTCTGACACGGTGCGTGGCGACACGTTAGGTTCGGCACGTTCCGTGCAGGTCAGGTTCGGGTCGTCTGGTGCTAAGTGGGGTGTGAATGGTGTTGTGTTCCGCTATTCGTTCCGTAAGGTGCGTGTGTGATGGATAAGGCTGGGCGTAGGTGGATGTCTCCCGTTCTTCCTAGTTACACGGATCAGAACTCTAAGGCGATGACTGATACTGCTTTGTCGTTGACCGAGTTTTTTAATCAGACTGTGGGTGTTTGGGGCGAGTTTCATGGTACGACTGATGGTGTTGGGGAGTTAACGGTGGCGCATGGCGCACCGTTTACTCCTAGTTGTATTCTGATTACTGAACATTTTGAGGGCATAGCGACCCACAGTCAGGGTGGTTTCCATATTGATTCTTGGGATAAGGATAATGTGACAATACATTTTCTTACTGCAACTAGTGGTAACGATAGGGCTAGTACGCCTGTTGGGTTTTTTATGTTGTGTTTACCGTGACTAGAACGAGATAGGGTATAGTAATGGCAGATATTTCTTTTGCAGAGACAGATTATAATTTGGGTCGTAGGCGTGCGCAAAGTGCGTTTGATTTGGGTATGGCTAATTTAGATCGTCAGCGTGCAAACTTGGGTCGTCAAACAACACGCAACTACGAAAATCTGGCAAGACAATATAGGCAGGCGGCTCCGCAACAGATCACACAGTTCACTGGCCGTGGCTTGGGTAGGTCTGGTTTGTTTAAGAAGTCGATGACAGATTTTGCTTTACAGCAGGAACGTGACCGTGCAGATGTTTTGCGTCAAATGACAGAACAGCAGGCTTTGTATGACATACAGCAAGCAGGTTACGATCAGGCTTTGAATGACGAGATTGCTAGGTTAGAGCAAGCCAAGTTGCGTCAGATTGCGGCGGATGCGGCGGCATTAAAGAATGCCGCCCCACTTATCTAGGAGTTATTATGGCTATTCAATACAGTCAATTCAGTAGTCCTTTATCTAGGAACGCTAGAAAACCTAGTGTTGTTATCAACGACGGCAGTTGGAACCCCAACGACACTGTGGATTATGCTACTGGACAAAAGTTGATTCCTACTTGGAACATGCCTGAGGTGCAGTTTCCTAGCGCAACCCAGCCTTCTAATTGGAATACTGGTACTTGGAACATGCCTGATGTTGGTGGTTACACTGCGCCCGCTCGACCCGCCCAACAAACAATAAATTTCACTGAGGGTTTGCCTAGTTGGACGATGCCCAATATTACGCCTACGTCTACGCCTGCGCTTACACCTACATCTCCTACTGCAGATAATGCTTACGCTTTGGCGGATCAATCTATTTCTACATCTACTGGTGATCGCACTATGGTACCATTTCGCCCCATGGCGATATTTGGTATTGATACGGCGGTGGACGCAGATTGGTGGGCTAGCCTTTCGACAGAAGAAATGGTTCAATGGTATCAACAGAACGGGTTGACTTTAGCACAAATTCAACAGTTACTCGGAGGTGGACAACAAGGTACCCCTACAAGTGGTGGTAGTGGGGTTGATCCCGCATACGCAACAGCGTTGCGTGAATACATTGCTGGCATACAAGGATCTGGTTTAGATTACGGGAAACTGATTGAAGAAGCACAGGCACGTTATGGTGGTTATGGTGACACGTTGACTGCTGATGTTGCCGCCGCTACTGCGAAACAGCAGGCGGCGGCACAGCAAGCAAGGCAGGCTCTTCTAGGTTTGATACCTACTACTGTTTCTAATGTTACACCTACAGATATTGGGGCTGGCTCTGTCGCAGGATATTTGCAAAACATTGGAGCGTCCACAAGAGATGTGGATGCTGTGCGCGCTATGGAACAACAGATGTTGAATCAATCGTTGGCTAGCACGCAGGCTTACACCCAGCGTCTAGCCGCTGTGGATGAGGCTAACCGTTTGGCTCAGCAGGCGGCTGTTGAAACTATTCTTCAGGAGGCTTCTAGCGGTTTGGCTACTAATGAGCAGGTTCAACGTCGTCAGTATGCTGAGGCGTTGGCCGCAGAGGTTGAACGTTTGCGTGCCGCAGAGCAGGCACAGCAAAATGATTTGGCTACCAAGTTACTAGAAGCCCGTTTGATGGCGGCGCAGTCAGGAGTGACACTCTGATGGATGAGCAAGCATTACTGTTTTATCTACTTGGTCAAGGTGCAATGAACCCGATGTTGCAGGCACCACTTCAGGCTGGTGTCGGTCGCACCGACATTGCTCCTTTGTTGGACGACACGGGTTTGGGTGCTGTTACTGGCGGTATTAATCCTGCCGCTATTGAGCAGGCGATGTTGGCTGAGGTGGAGCGTCAGCGACGTTTGTATGAGGCTGAACAGAACTATCAGCGTGCTCAGATTGTTGCTGGTATTCCGCAAGCACCTACCGAGAAACAATATTTTGGTGCTTTAGGTGAACAGGCAGTCAACCTTTTAGGTTCTATGACTGATCCTACACTTCAAGCCGAATTTACACGACTTAGTGGTCTGGTTCAAAATGGTTCTTTAGATCCGCTTACAGCAAACTCACAGTTGGCGACTGTCGCTCCAGAAGAAGATGCTTACGATACGATCACAGTCAACAATTATTTTGAGGCGTTGGAAAAAGCGGGTGAAGATTTCCGAAAGGCCGAGTCGGATTATTCCGCAAAGTTTACTGCGGCTGTTCCGTTGCTGGAAACGTTAGGTTCTCAATACGATACTAAGACTGGACAGTGGAGTCACAGTTGGGAGCCGTTTAACCAGCAGGAAGCGATGCGTCAATACTACGATGATGCTGGTGTTCCTAACATGGCGTACATGCCTAGTCCATCAGAGAAGTTTGATTTTGATGTTAGTGAAGGTTGGAATCAATCTATTGAAGATATTCGGAAGTCGTTAGAAAAGAATATGATTGAAGAGCAACCTGCTCCTTTGAACCCTGCTTTTACTGGTACTGAATCAGCGGCGACGATGGCAAGACGCTTACAGCAACAACACATAAATAAAAAAATTGCTAGGCAACAAGACGTTAGAGATAGAACTTCTGAGGCTTTCAATACGTATCTGGCTTCGATGGGGGTAACTCCTTATAATGCTAGTTTGCAATCCATGTTGAACTTTGCTGTAGGTGGAGCATAAAATAATGGCAGTAATTCGTAGCCCGTTCTCTTCTGACGATAGCGACTGGACATTAGAGGATTATCTTAAATCAGGGGGGCAGGGGCAAACCCCTACCCCAGTCAATACTGGTAATGTTCTTCCGACGCAAGAGAACGTACAGAACCGTTCCCCCATAGAGTTGGCTGTGTTCGATGCGTTGCTGGAACGCAACGAAGTTGATCCAGACAAATGGGGAGAAACAATCAGCAACGTTTACGGTTTGGCTGAGCAACGCAAAGATACTCCGTGGTATCTGAAACCTTTGTCTTTGGCTTTGGAAGGGATGTCGGCAGGTTCAAGAGCGGCTTCGTCTGGAGTTGTAACTGGAATTGGTGCGGTCGAACAGTTATCTAGGGCTATTTCTAGCGGTCAACTGGGTGAATCTAGGAATCCTTTGGATGTTGCACGAGCAGTATCTAGCCAGCCTGCCACTATTGCCAGCAAGTTTGTTGCAGTTGAAAATCCTGACTTGCAAGAAAAAATTAAACAAGGGTACATGCCTAGTTGGGGCGAACTGTACGGTGACCCAACGTTCCATGTGACTGTACCTAACATTCGTGACAAGGTTGACACTCCAGATATTCCTGTAATCGGTTGGCTTTCACGCGCAGGCTTGTGGACGCTAGATGCCAGTATCGAACTTGCCGCACAGTCCGCTGTTGATCCTTTAAGTTACGTGTCGTTTGGTGCAGGCAAGTGGGCAGGTCAGGCTGGACGTGCCGCTCTTGCGTCACGTCTGCTACAGAAAGACGCGGTTCAAGTCCTAGAGAACGCAGTTCAGCAAGGTCTTATTAAAGCGATTGACTATGGCAAGATTTATCGCCTAGGAGAGTTCGGTTTGGACAGGGCGCAACGTCGCCTGTTGGCGAACGCTGGCATCATTGAACATGCTGGTATCTCTTTGAACTTTGGTCAGCGTTCCACAATCCGAGGCACAGGTTTCTTGTCTAACACGATTGGTCGTGGAGCATCTTACGCTAGGTATGGTGGTAGTCGTCTGCTGAGGCAGAACGACAAGATCAACGAGTTCTTTACCACTAAGAGTTTGCGGAGTTTGCGTTCGCTTGCCAGCAACAAGGCGACCAGTGCTGAGGCCAAGTCGATGATCGCACACTACAATGCGAGTCTTGCGGCTAAAGCCGAGTTCGGCAAGATGCAACAGATCATAGGTTCACGGTACTATGATTTGATTCACCGTCTATCTAGGTCTGAGTTCGATGGTGACCTGCATTTGGCGATTGAGACTGGTACTGTCGGAAACATTTTTGATCCTACTGCTAGAGCCTTGGCCGAGGAAACACAGTTGGCGTTTGCTGAGATCCGCCAAATGTATAACGACGCTGTGGAACGGATCACCAAAGAGTACGGTTTAACTCCAGAGTTTGTTTACAACATCAACGATATTGACAACTATTTTTCTCACACGATTACTCGTGATGCGGCTGACTGGTTGAAGAAGAATGGCGATGACAGCCCGTTCAAGTCAATGTTTAACGAAATGTTTGAGGAGTCTATTGCTGACATGAAGCGTGGCGTAGGTGCTTTGCGTGCACGTAAACTTGTTAAGGATGAAAAGTTTTTTGGTGTTGAACTGAAGGAAGGCACGATTGAGGAAATCAACCGTGTGTTCCGTGAGCAGGCTGATGTGGATTTCGACTGGTTTAACACCGATGCTTCAACTGTGTTGTCTAGTTACATTGACACGGCGGCAAGAAACTTCCGCCGTATCAGATATATGGACAAGTTGTTTGAGCATGGTGACGATGTTATCCGTGTCATTCTGCCCAAGTACGTGAACAACAAACAGGCTATGAACAGTGTGCAGTCTACGTTGAAAAGTTTGAACTCTAAACGTAACAAACTAGTTCGCATGATTCAAGACTCTGCACGCAACACTGTTAAGGGTAATCAAAGAACTTTAGCCAAGGAAATGCAGGGCACCAAGAATCGTTTGGCTAAGGCTGTGTCTAATGGAACTGCAATGTTGGAGGACACGGAAGAGTCTATTGCTCAGATGACTAAAGAGTTGGATGCGATAAAGAAGCATATTGACACAACTAAGAAGCAGTTGGCAAAGAACGCTGACGCTTCCAAGATGGAGTATGAGACTGCTATCGCTCCGTTAGAGATGCGGCTAGAAGCGTTGAAGAAATCTATTGCTGATGGCAATGCGAAGCGTGAAGCGGCACGTCAGGCGTTGGTTGAACAGCATGTTCAAATGTTCCCTAACAGGGCTAAGCGTCCAACCGATATGAAGGTGTTGGCTGATGAGATCGTTGGCGCAAAACGTAAACGTTTTGAGCAACGATTGAAGTTATTGGAAACTAGACAGGCTAAGGCTGAAAGCAAGAAGGCTGGAGCGGCCACACGTAGGGTCGATGCTGAGGCTGAGATGGCTGTGGTTGAAGAGTCGCTAGTTGCTACGAATGAAACAAAGTATTTGTTGCGGGAAATGGTTGACATTGACTATGACCCTGAAGTGTTCCCTGATGGAATGATGTATACATCTAAGGCGCATTTGGAAAGTCAGCCTGCTAACGACACGGTGTTTTTCTACGATACTTTCGATGAGATCCCTGACCCCGTGGCGTTGCCTGCTCCAGACATTCAGCAAACCTACGATCTAGGATTGCGTCTAGAGGACGTTCAGGAGATCATTGTTGGTTTGCCTTCCAGTATTGCTGACAACATTGTGGCCGCTACTGGTGACGATGCGTTGGGTGAATACATCGTGCGGGAAACTTCACGTCTGTTGCGTTCCCCTTTGGGAACGGACGTTGACCCTAGGGTGCCTGAAGATTTGCATGGTTTGATTGCTACGATCGAAGGATGGGGGCGTTCTGCTGAAACAAGCCCTGAAGTGGTAGAGGTTTACTTGAATGAGTTGGCGGATCAGGTCAACACGGTTCTGTCTGCTAGGTCGTTGGAACCGTTTGATCCTGAGGATGCTTACGCTATTGTTGATGACTCTATCAGGGCGGCGGCGCAAGCCGCCAACCCTGAGGGCGCGCGTGTGACTGTTGTTCTGCCTGACATAGAGTACGGCATGGGTAACAAGTTGCTTGTTTCTAGCACAGAAGCACAGAACCTTTTCAGGGGAACCACTGACGATGTGTTCGCTGGTATTGAGATGGGTTCTTCTAAGTGGGATGCTGTTGTTCCTGAGAGCGGCATTGAGCCTACTGATCCTTTTGTTCGTGAAGCACAGATCCAGCAGGAGTTTGAGAATCTGTTGAACCAGCGTCAGCGGGTTCAGGCAACTATGGATAGGGCTGACACGGATATTATGGCCGCTGATGAGGTAATCGCTCAGGTTGGTCGTGACGTTACGGGTGCTAGGTCGGGGCTTACTAGGTCTGAACGGGGCGTACAACGCAATCTAGAGGCGTTTGAGCCTACTCCAGAGTTGAAGGCGCAATACAAAGAACGTTCCGTTTTGAACAAGAAGGTTGCGGCAGAGAAACGCAAGTTCGATGCCGCTGTGGAGAATGATCCTCTGGTCGAATATATTGCTGACACGGAGAAGCAGGTCACCACTATTGCTACCAACATGGACACCGCTAATGCGCTGTCCGTAGATCAGAACACTTGGCTCACTACTGTTGGTGCAGAGTATGAGGACAAGATTAAACGTCTAGATGATTTGTTGAAGAGCAAACCGACTAAGGGTACTAGCGAGCAGGCCACAAAGGATTGGTTCGATCAGGTTGAAAGCATCACTCAACAGATTAACGATCCTAATATTTTGGACAACAAGCAACGTGCGGCGTATGACAGGGTGTTCAAACAGTTGCATGGTCTAGAAGCAGACCTAGCAATTTTGGATGGTGAGATAACAGTGAACGAAGGGATTTTCGCACAGTTGTCTGCCGCCCATTTGCAGAAGATGGAGAAAGATATTCTTCAGGGTTGGACTGAACTGCAAGGTTTGGGTGTTCAGGTTCCGAAGGAAATCATGGACGAGTGGATGTCTGGCATCCGCAAGGTGATGGATCGTGACGGCTGGAGGGATACCTTAAAATACTATCGTGCTTACACTAGGTTCTTCAAGGCGTGGGCTATCGCAACCCCAGGATTTACAGTGCGTAACGCTATGACTGCGGCGTTCAACAACGCTGTGGCAGACGTAGGTTTTAAGAACACTCAGATCGGCATTGAGTTCGCTGGCAAACTGGCAAGGATCAGAACTAGCAACACCGAGAAAGGTGGTTTAACTTACGCTTTGGATTGGGCTGAACGCAAGTACGGCAAGAAGATGCGTGACGATCTGGAGCAAGCGTATGAAGCGGTGCTGATTTCTGGTGGCGGTCAAGCCATCGACGAAGTGTTGCCTTTGCTTAAACGTGTCAAGCCGCAACCTGTGGTTGGCGGCAAGGCTAAACGAAACTGGGATTGGACTTACAACAATGCGCTCACACGCGGACAGCAACGTGTCAACGAAACAGTTGAAATTGCGGCACGTATGGGTATGGCTCTAGATGCTGTGCAAAAAGGTTGGGACATGAACGCTAATGCGGCACGTATCCGACGCTACCATTTCGACTACTCTGACCTTAGCGGGTTCGACAGGACGATGAAGCAGATCATTCCGTTCTGGACTTTTGCTAGCCGCAACGTCCAGTTGCAGATGGTGAACATGATTACACGGCCAGCAATGTACCGTGCCTATGAACGTGTTGTTGATGGCGGCGGAGACTACGACACCATTCTTCCAGAATGGATGTCGAACCGCAACCCGATCATGCTAGGGGCAGACAAGGTTCTGATGCCAGACCTGCCGATGGTTGGTTTGCAGGAACAAATCAACCAGTTAGGTGGCGGCGGTCTTTCTAGGGTTGCCGCCCAATCTAACCCTCTGATCCGTGCGGGTATCGAACTGTTATCTGGCGAGTCCGCCATGTTCGGTAGCAACTTGCGCCGACCTGTTGAAGATCCTGTCGGCATCACCGATCGTCCAGCGCAAGCGTTACAAAACATCACTAGGTTGTGGCGAGGCGAAGAACCTGAGTTCAACAAATACTGGCAGGAACTTCTACCTAGTTTGCTACCTCCGTTGTCACAGTTGCAACGCTACTTGCAACCGACGTTGGGTGCTGTCGGGCTGGAAGGTGCACAAGATTTTGTCGGTGGCCCCGAGCGGTACAAGTCGCGTGACTTCCTGACAACGTTCGCCAACTATCTAGGTATCCCGTACCGTGATCTAACCGATGAAGAACTAAGGAAAGCGGTAGACTCTACGGTGTATCAAATCGAAAAGATTATGCGTGAAGCAAAGGCGGAGTACCAAACTCCAGAAGAAATCATTAAAGCCGCAAGAGAAGAAATGAAAGAAGAGTTAGGGTTATGAGAAAGTATGTAGGGTTCGACGGGTACGCAACGAAGAAGCGTGCAGGAACCGAACAGTTCATCCGAGAGTTCGTGAAAGCCACAGGCGGGGCGTTCTTTAATAATGGTTCCTATGGACGGAGAGCGATCCGTGGCGGCTCTAAGCCTAGTATTCACGGGACGGGTAGGGCTTGTGACTTGAGTTACCGTGGGTCACCACACTCAGGGTGTGGTGACCGCAAGGTGGCAGAGAAGTGGATCAACTGGCTAGCCGATAACGGTGACCGTCTGATGTTGACGATGGTGGTGGACTATCAGCCCAAGCCTTTCGGCAGGGCGTGGCGTTGTGACCGTGGCTGGAAGAAGTATCTGGTTAAGACGGTGACTGGTGGCGGTGCATCATGGTCAGATTGGATTCATGTGGAGGTTGATCCTTCGGTGGCTGATGATGCAGAGTTCTTTAAGCAGGCGTTTGCCGAGTTGAAGGGAGCGGACACAACCCCGCCTAAGAGGAACTTTGTTCCGTTCCGTGGCAAGCCGATTCGTCGTGGCGAGAAAGACAAGGAACTTGTCAAGAAGATCCAGAAAGTTGTGGGCGCTAAGGTTGACGGGATCTTTGGTCGTAAGACCGAGGCGGCACTGATGCGTTGGCAAGGCAAGAACGGTTTGCAGGCTGATGGTTGGATTGGTGCACAGACTTGGCCTGTGATCTCTAGATACTTCTAGTCGATGTAACCTACTTCTTCCTTCAGGACATCTATTAGTTTTTTCATTTCTCCCATGAGGCTGTAGACGGCGGTGGTATCACCGCTCGTCGCATCCTCCCAACATTCGATAAGTATTTCTGCGTCGTACTGAGAGATGTCAAACACAACCTCGAACACGGTTTGCATTTTTTCTTCAGCCACGTCCATCCTCCATGTCATTTCTTCCATGTCGGGGTGGTCATCGGACATTGCCTTTCTCGACTTTCTCTTTGAGTTTGACAACGGCTTGCCGTGTTGACTGTATGTCTAGTAAATATTTTTTGGCTAGACCGTTGCGTATGACTGAGGCTTCCAACTTGTCTAGTGCTTCTGCGATTTGGTTGACTTCATAAAGTTTCATCCTAGTTCCAATCTGAAAGTGTCGTTCAGTAACATTCCTGCGATGACGGCGTAGCCTACGATGTCCTCGTAGGTGTCTCGCAATGGTTCGTTAGCGGCATCGGTGCCACGTTCAGTCAGGTTCTTCAGCCGTGCGATCTTGTCGGACATGCGTACCGCTACACCTAGTAGTCCGAACGATGTGATGTTGCCATGCCCATAGTCGTGTTGCTTGCGTGCTAATAGCATCCCCATGTGTTTGCTGTTCCATGTGCCGTCGTCGTGCATTTTGCGTGCGGCAATGTTGCCGCACGCCATCAGCATGTACGCTAGGTGACGTTGCCACTGTTCGGTAACGCCTTCAAACATTTCGTGCACTAGGTCAGCGATCCATTCAGACCTGATGGATAGTTCGTTTACTAGGTCGGCACTCTTATCGTAGTCTAGGATCGGGATGTTACTTTCGATCACATTCAGTTCGTTGCGTGCGGCTTCTTGCCATGTGGTTGGTTCAGTTTTTGTTATCATATTTTTTCCTTATGGTGGGATCTATTGTCAGTATTTCTTCCAGCATTTTCAAAGCCTTTTGGACATGATACCATGTGTGCGACTTGGATGAGTAGCCCATTATCTCTGTGATTCTGTTGTACGAATACTGGTCGAAGAACCTGAGTTTCAGCAGAGTGCGGTGAGGTTCTGGCACTTGATCTAAGCAGGACTCTACGATGTCAATGATGTTCCAATCTGCTTCTTCTGGAGTGGGGTATTCACCCCACTCCATCATCCTTTCTGTTTCGGATGTCGGCTTGTGCGGGTGTAGTTCTCCTGTGCGTAGCACACGCTCTTGTATGTCTTTGGCTATTTCTTTTCCCACGGTTAGACTAGAAGGGGTCATTGCTCGGGAAGTTTTCTATTGGTAGTGACCAGTAAGGTTTATTGTTATCCTCGAACCTAGACACTGTTCCATGAGCGTGACACAAAGCACCCCACACTGCGATGCGTTCACATGTGTACCGCTTCTTAGCGGAGTCCCACACCCACAGGTATGTGTCTCCGAAAGTGTCCCACAAATTCAGGATCTCCAGTTTCTCAAACTTCAGTTTCAACGTAGGGTTCTTAGCCCTAGATGAAACACCCATCACCTCATAGGCTCCGTTGGGTAGCAGGAAGTCTGGTGCTTGTCTAAAGAACACGGGGAGTTTAGCGACGGAGAAATCTGGTCTGTCTATGCCTAGTCGGTGGGCGTGCGGATAACTTTCTAGGAACGCTGTCTCCGCTGTGCTACCCATCTTTTGGTAGCGTGCACCCCACGATTGTTGATGGAACTCTGTCACTGTTTTTCTCCTCGGATCACCATGACCGCCTTGTCATCAGGGTATGCGACACCGTTCAGTGCGTCGCATACCAGTTTCAGATAGTTGTCGGTGTCACCACGTAACTTGGATGTGTGGCTAGGATCTAAAGGTGTGATAGTTATTTCTGTTGATGTCGGTGTGAACACTGCTTCCAGCATCACAGGTGTCTCGTAGTATGGTGCACGTTCCTTGCGCCACTGGTCAGCAATAAACTCTTCCGCCATCAGGGTGCGTTCAGGTGTGAACACACGTCCCCTGCGACCTAGGCGTGGTCTACCTTTCACCACTGGGCGTTGCTCCACTTTTATGGTGAAAGGTTTCTTGGGGGATTTGCGTCTAGCCATAACTCTTATTGTATCATAGACCCCAAGGATCTAGACCAGCCCTAGTTACTAGGTGGCTAGCGAAACAGATGTTTCGCCAACCGATCAGCAAGTCACCTGTGGTTGTGACCCGACATCTCTCTACACCAGCCCATCTATCTGGATGCAACTTGACATCTTCTAGGTGGATAGAGTTGATCTGCAGTAGCCCGAACGAACCCTTGTGCGGATCATCCTCGTTCACTTGCCATGCTTCGCATCGTGATTCACGCCACATGATAGGCGAAAACACCTCGGGATCTAGACCGTGCATTTGCATTGTTGCGTTCCAATTATCACACCGTCCTTCCTCCGAGTCAATCCACATGGATGTAATGCCTAGGTAAATCATCATAAATATTTTCAGTATCATCATCATTGGTATGCCCTCACAATCATCTTGTCGATCTGTTCGTCACCGTCAGGTCTGTCGTAGAACTTGCCCCAACGTCGGTCAGCGTCACGCACCACCATCGTTGCCGCCGATGGCGGCATACCTGACTCGGCACAGATGTGTGCCAGTCGTGCCAACGTGGTGGATCTGTCACGTCCTTCCAGTGCACCGTCACGCCAGATCACATAACCCAACGGTGACACGGTACGTAGCCCTTCGGCTAGGTCTGTTGAAGGATCGACAACATCCCATGATGCTACTTGTCTGGTGGTTGGAGGTTGATACATGGAAGCCAGCCTATCTATGAGTTCAGGGTCAGCGAACTGTACGGTGTCTAGGAATGTTTGTAGTGGTACTGGTGTGTCGTTGTCATCTATGATGACACGACGCTCAGGTGTGCTGTCTATGCCACCCACGTAAGGCAACCGTACATAGTTGCCGTACTTGTGTGCGCTTACGTCTGTCTGCTTAGGGTTGACTTCGATGGGTCGCATGTCTGCCACTTGGTGTGCGGCTAGTTGCATGTCACGCATTGACTGAGCGGACACAGGTTGGTCAGCGAACACCCAAATGTGGTAGCCCTTGGAGCGGGAACGCTCTACGTATGCGGGGATGCCTGCGACCTGCAACGTTGACTGTAGTAGTCGTGTTGCTTCTAGGTCATTCGTGTCGATGTCGGTACACCCCCAAGCGCAAACAACACTTCGGGCAGGTGTGGGAACGGCAGGGTAAATCCCGATACCTGACCTGCCTGCTAGATGATCTGCCCAATGGTCGTCGGTTAGTTTCTCTTTGACGCATCGCCCTTCGTCGTGACCCCATACGTCGCCACGTCCTCTGAAGATACGTTTGAATTGTTCTAATGTTTGGTGCATTGTTTCTCCTCACCAGTCGTCACCCAATACTGTTTGGGCATCATAGTCGTCGTCGTTAGTTTCGGTCGTTGTTACACCGAAACCGTTGAGTCTCAGCAGTCTACCTGTGCCCTGCTCAATCTCGAAGTCAATGTCGTCTAGCAGGTGTGCATCTTGACGCTTGCACTTCACAAGGTTCACAGTCACAGTGTTCTCATGCAGTTGTTGTTCGTAACGCAACTGATCTAGCCGTTCCAACATACGTTCGTTAGCGGTAGACTTGTTCAGTTTCTCTACGATGTCACGCATCTGTCGGTCGATCTCAAACTTCTTACGTCGTACACCGATGATGTGTGACGCTTGTTGTTCTCCACCGTAAGCACCCGAAGAGATCGTCTGCTTCTGACCATCCGAACCTGCGGTTCGTGATGACTGGTGCAGTACGATCAACGGAATGTTATGACGCTTACCGAACGCTTTGATTGTGTTCGCTTTAGCAGGCACAGTCTCGTCACCCGATAGCAACTCTAGATAGTCGAACACCATCAACGCTGGTGTACCTAGGTGCCTATCCACCTCAATCATTGCTTTCTCCATGTCACTCAGTGACATGAACTGGTCGAACACTGCAAGGTTAGGGAACCATTCTCGTGCTGTAGATTCCAACAGTTCAATCCCTTCGGGATCACCGTCGGAGATCATCTGCTCCAACCTGCGCCCTTCCACCTTGTGAACTAGGCACGCCAACTTGATTAGCGTCAAGGTGCGTGGCTCATCAGGACAGAAGTAGACAACGTTCTTGTCACGGTTAGCGACAAGGATCTGTAGCAAGAACAGTGTCTTACCTGAGTGGGAGAACCCGTTGACTAGGCACATCTCTGATGGTGCAACACCACGTACCTGTTCGTCTAGGTCAGGGAACCCGAAGTAAATACGTTCGTTAGGATGTTGCGCCCAATGCACGTATTCGTCAATGGAATCCGATAACGGTTTGTAAAGTGCAGGTCTAGCAAGTGTGGCCGTAGACGAATCAGGCGGGGAGATGTTCTCTCCCCGCCCTAACTTCGCCCACCGCTCTTCTAGAGTGGCGGTGTCCATCTAGGTCACCGACCCCTTGGAGGCCAGAACGCCATGTCGTCACCACGTGCGTTCTTCGTGCCGTCAGCCGCCTTGAACCAAGGCCGCTTCGGGTTCTGTGCCAGACCGTCACGGTTGTCCCACACTTGTGTGACACCTGCGGCGGCACACTGTGCCACCAACCAGTCAGGCAACTCGCCATGCTGTGTGCCCTTAACCTGAACACCCATGTTCGTGGGTGCCTGACCGTACTGCTGTGGTGCAGGTGCCATCGTTGCGGTTGGGAACACATCCTGAATCTGTTGCATCGGGATGTCCGTGATGTGGCTAGGTGCAGGGCTAGGTGCTGGTGCACTGCCAACTGCGTTGAAGATGCTGTCACGAACGATCTCGAACGCGACCGCCCAATCAGCAGTGGCTAACTCAATGTTGTCGGGCTTCACCGACGTTGCTAGTTCTGCCGCAATTTTTGCGGCAACTTGCGTGATGATTGACTCATCTTTATTCATGTGTATTGCTCCTTTGTGTTTGTTGGTATGGAGAAGTTTCTTGGAGGGCAGGTTTGCAGACCACCCTAGGGTGAAAGAAATATGGTATTGACTTCTTTCTATGTTAGTTGTTTATGTTGTTAGGGTTTGCCCTCCAAGATTTTCGGGAAGGCGGCGGAGAAACATTTGCAGGTACACCACTCCTGCGACACCGCCTTCCCTTAAGTTCATGTAAACATCATATCAGATGTAACAACGTCGGTCAGCAAGACCCTTTGCAGATCGACCAGTAGTTACACCAAGTCGCTGAACAGAGGGTACCTTGGTCGTTCATCGGCCAAGCACTGGTGATGCCAGACTGAAGGGCGTTGTTCACGATGACCTGTGTCTGACGGTTCAACCAACGGTAGTCCGACTCGGTGCGTGTGATGTCTACCACCTGACCCTCTGGCTTTTCTTTCCGAATCATCACACCGTACTTGAAAGTCTGTGTGTCGCTAGTGGAGTGACCGTTACGCTTAGCGAACTGACAGTAGACCGTAGGCTGGTACGCTTTGTTCTGTTTCTCGTTGGCATAGTATTTTCTGCCAGCAGTTTTCCAATCCCAAATGGTACCATTAGGATCTATGTAGTCCATAGTACCTTCGTACCATATTTCGTAACCATTACTAGCCAATAGACCTGAGGGATAACGGAACCCTAGTTCCGTTGTCCCACCCCATTCTACATCTATTGCT